ATGGCTAAATATGAATATTGGATAACAGAAGAAGGACTAATTAAGATTGAAGGATGGGCAAGAGATGGGCTTACAGATGAACAGATAGCACTCAATATTGGAATAAATGTCAAAACACTATATGACTGGAAAAAGAAGTATAGTAATATTTGTAATGCCTTAAAAAAGGGAAAAGAAGTAATTGATAGACAGGTTGAAAATGCTTTACTAAAAAGAGCATTAGGTTATGAATATGATGAGATAACATATGAAGAAGGTCAAGAAACTAAAAGAGTAACTAAACAAGTAATGCCAGATGTTACGGCACAGATATTCTGGTTGAAAAATAGAAAACCAGTTGAATGGAGGGATAAACAAATAGTAGAATCAACTAATGAAATTACAATAAATAATCCATTTAAAGAACTATCTACAGAAGAATTAAAAAGGTTGGCAAAATTAGATGATGATGGATAAAAAGTTAATACAGTTAGAAGCGAAGAAAGAACTTGCAAGACGTGAGTTCTTTTATTTTTGTAATTTATTAGCTCCAAAATTTTATAAAGAAGATAGAAAGTATTTAGTTGAGACTTGTAATAAGCTTCAAGACTTCTATTATTCAGATGATGAAGTTTTAATTATAAATATGCCGCCTAGACATGGAAAAAGTAGAAGTGCAGGTTTATTTGTAGAATGGATTTTAGGTAAAAATAAAAATGAAAAAATAATGACTGGTAGTTATAATGAGACTCTTTCAACTATGTTTTCAAAGAATGTTAGAAATGCTATTCAAGAGGAAAAAGCTGATATAGACACTATTATTTATAGCGATATATTTCCTAACACAAAAATCAAACACGGTGATGGAGCTATGAATTTATGGTCATTGGAAGGTGGTTATAATAATTATTTGGCGACCTCTCCGAGTGGTACAGCAACAGGCTTTGGGTGTTCTCTGATGATTGTAGATGACTTAATTAAAAATGCAGAAGAAGCTTACAACGAGAATGTTCTTGAAAAACATTGGGATTGGTTTACTAATACTATGTTATCAAGGCTTGAAGAAGGTGGAAAAATAATAATTATAATGACTAGATGGTCTAGCAAGGATTTAGCAGGTAGGGCATTAGAACATTACAAAGAAGAAGGCAAGAAGGTAAGACATATTAATATGAAAGCATTACAGGAAGATGGCAACATGCTTTGTGAAGAAGTATTATCTCTAAATAGTTATAAATCAAAAGTAAGAGCCATGGGTGAAGATATTGCAAGTGCTAACTATCAGCAAGAACCTATCGACCTTAAAGGATGTTTATACACTAGATTTAAGACATATGACAAGCTTCCTGCTGATGATAAAGGGAATCTACTATTTACATCTATTAAAGCTTATGTAGATACAGCAGATGAGGGAGCAGATTATTTGTGTGCTATTGTATATGGAGTATACAACAAAGAAGCATATATATTAGATGTTTTATATACTAAAGAAAGCATGGAAATAACAGAGTATAAGACGGCTAAGATGTTTCATGATAACGAAGTTAACAAAGCTGACATAGAAAGTAATAGTGGTGGTAGAGCTTTTGCAAGAAGTGTTCAAAGGTTGTTGAAAGAGAAATTTAACAGTAATAAAACAACAATAAAGTGGTTTCATCAGTCTAAAAATAAAAATGCTAGAATTTTATCTAATAGTAGTTGGGTAATGGAACATATATATTTTCCAGTTAATTGGCGAGATAGATGGCAAGATTATTATAAGGCAATGGTGAGTTATCAAAGAGAAGGAAAAAATAAACATGATGATGCGTGTTTTGAAGAAGGAACACAAATATCAACATTGTTTGGTAATAAATCTATAGAGAAAATAAAAGAAGGGGAATATGTATTTACTCCATTTGGTCTTAGAAGAGTATTATGGTCAGGATGTACAGGAGAAAAAGAAACTATAAATAAATTAGGGCTAAAAGCTACTAGAAATCATAAGGTATTTAGTTATATCAATGGTTTTATAAGTCTTGATAAATTGACAGGTATATCAGAAACTAGTATAATATCACTAAAGGAGTTGATGTTGTGGAAGTACAAGAAACTGTTATATTCAATGGAGAAGAATATAGACTTATGGGACAAAAGAAGTATTATCTTAGTCAGTCAAGTAAAAATGAAAAAAGAAAACATGCTAAAGGACTTCATGTGGCAATTTGGGAGTTTAATAATAAAAGGGAAGTTCCAGAAGGCTATCATATTCATCATAAAGATTTTAATCCTCTTAATAACAACATTGACAACCTGGAATGTATTCCGCATAAACAACACTTATCGCTACATGCAAAGAAAAATTTTGAAGATGAAGAATTTTACAAAGCAACTATTAACAATCTTGATAAAGCAAGAGAAAAAGCTGCTGAATGGCATAAAAGTGAAGAAGGTAGAAAATGGCACTCAGAGCATGCAAAACAGATTTCAAAAAATCTTAAAATATATAAATGTAAGTGTAAAGAATGTGGGAGCTATTTTGAAAGCAAAGTACAAACATCTCAATTCTGTTCAGATAAATGCGGAGAAAGATGGAGAGGTAAAAACAGACGAATTAAATATACATCAAAATGTATTATATGTGGAACAGAATTTGTTGGAACAAAATACAAGGCATCTTCCAAAGAAAGACAAACATGTTCAAAGTCATGTTCAAACAGACTCAACCACATCAATAGAAAGCAAAAAAGTAAAAGTTTATAATTTAACTGTTGAAGGAAACCATGTGTACTATGCTCATGGTTTTTTGGTGTCTAATTGTGATGCTACAACAGGAGTTGCAGAAAAGGCACTAAAAGGTCAAGGATTATCAGTATTTAAATAATAGGTGGTGGTGATGTGGAGTTAGAAAAAATAAGAGCAATAATAAGTGCTGATGCAGCTAGAAGACAAGAGATATTACAAGCTAAATCATACTATTATAACAAAAACGATATATTAAAAAAAGGAGTAGTTGTCCAAAATAGAGATGAGAACCCACTCCGAAACGCTGACAATAGAATTAGTCACAACTTTCATGAAATACTAGTTGATGAAAAAGCTTCTTATATGTTTACTTATCCAGTTTTATTCGACATTGACAATAACAAGGAATTGAATGAGAAAGTAACAGATGTTCTAGGGAATGAGTTCACTAGAAAAGCTAAGAATTTAGCAATAGAAGCAAGTAATTGTGGTACTGCATGGCTTCACTACTGGATAGATGAAGAATATAGTGGGGAACAGGTAACTAATCAAACCTTTAAATATGGCGTAGTCAATACAGAAGAAATTATTCCTATATATCGAAATGGTATTGAAAGAGAGTTAGAAGCTGTAATAAGATATTATATTCAGCTAGAGGATGTAAAAGGTCAAATACAAAAGCAGGCATATACTTATGTTGAATTTTGGACGGATAAAATATTAGATAAATATAAATTTTTTGGAGTATCATGTTGTGGTTCTCAAATCGAGCATATAACAGTACAACATAGATTTAATTCAGTACCATTTGTAGAATTTTCGAACAATATAAAAAAACAAAGTGACTTATCAAAATATAAAAAAATATTAGACTTATACGACAGAGTCATGAGTGGTTTTGCTAATGATTTAGAAGATATACAGCAAATAATCTATATACTCGAAAACTTTGGTGGAGAAGATACATCAGAGTTCTTAAAGGAATTAAAGAGATATAAAACTATAAAGACTGAAACGGATTCAGAAGGTGATTCTGGTGGTCTTAAAACTATGCAAATAGAGATACCTACAGAAGCTCGAAAAATAATACTTGAAATCTTGAAAAAACAAATATATGAAAGTGGTCAGGGGTTGCAACAAGATACTGAAAATTTTGGGAATGCAAGTGGTGTAGCACTTAAATTCTTTTATAGAAAGTTAGAATTAAAAAGTGGATTACTTGAAACAGAGTTTAGAACCTCTTTTGATAAGCTAATAAAAGCTATACTATATTTTTTAGGAGTTACAGACTATAAAAAGATACAACAGACATATACAAGAAATATGATGTCAAATGATTTGGAGGATGCAGATATAGCAACCAAGTCAGTTGGCATAATACCAACTAAAATTATTTTAAGGCACCATCCTTGGGTTGATGATGTTGAAGAAGCTGAAAAACTTTATCTTGAAGAAAAGAAAATACAAGCTTCAAAAGTATCTGATGATTATAATAACTTTACTGAATAGAGGTGAAGTTATTTGAATAATAATATTGAATACTGGAAAGAAAGAGAAAAGCAAAGATTAAATGCAAGATTGAAAGATGAAAAAGAGGTATTAAAAGAACTAGATAAACAATATAAAATTGCAATGAAAAATATAGAGAAAGAAATTGCTAATTTATTTTATAAATATGCTAAACAGAATAAACTAACATATGCAGAAACACAAAAAAATTTAACTAACAATGAGTTTAAGGTATGGCGTATGGATATTAAGCAATATATTAAGTTAATAGAACAAACAAATGATGAAAGATTACTATTAGAACTTAATACATTAGCTATGAAGAGTAGAATAAATAGATTAGAAGAATTATTCTATCAAATATCTAAAGAGATATATAATACATTTGACATTCAAAATAATAGAGTAGAAAAGTTATTAGAGGAATCTGTGAAAGATAGTTACTATAAAAGTATATATGAAACTCAAAAGTTTGTAGGAGTTGGAACTAGCTTTAGTAAGCTTGATAAAGAAACTCTAAAGGACATAATTACATATCCTTGGAGTGGCAAAAATTTTTCTCAAAGGATATGGAAAAACAGAGATTTATTAAGTGAAGTTATCAAGGAAGAAATTACTCAAATGGTTATAAGAGGAGAAAGTTTGAAAAAGATTGCTAATAGAGTATCGGAAAAAATGGATTCTAGTTATGAAAATGCAATAAGATTAGTACAAACGGAACATTCTCATTTTATGTCAGAAGCTGATAAAAAAGCATATGAAAGTCAAGGAGTAGATAAATATCAATTCTTAGCAACGTTACAGGATAATACTTGTAAAAGATGTAGAAATTTAGATATGAAAGTATATTTAGTTAAAGAAGCTAAAGAAGGAGAAAATTATCCTCCGATACATCCAAGATGTCGCTGTACAACTATCCCTTATTTTAAACACGAAAAAGGAGAAACGAGAACAGCACGACTGCCAAAAGGTAAAACCTATGAAGTTTCAGCAAACTTGACTTATAATGAATGGTACAAGGAACATGTAATAAAAAATATAGAAGTTGTATAGGGAGCACTTGTTAAGTTTAAATAGTAAGTGCTTTTATTGTGTAAAAATTTAAGGAGGAATAAATAATATGGCTAAGTTTAAAAAGAAAGCAGTTGAAGTGGAAGCATTTAGATTAGGTTATGACACTCTACCAAAATGGTTTATTGAGAATGATAGAGTTTGTAATTTTATACAAGAAAAATGTATTAATGGACATGTAAGTTGTGATTTAGAAACATTAGAAGGTACTATGAGAGCTAACAAAGGTGATTACATTATACAAGGTGTAAAAGGAGAAATATATCCATGTAAAGCAGATATATTTGAAATGACATATCAAAAAGTTGAATATACTGCAACTATTGAAAATTTAACAAACTATGCTGAAAATTTAGAACAAAAGCATAGATATATTGATAAAGAAAAGGTTAAGAAAAATAACTTAGAACTTTCAGCTAAGATAAAGTTAGATACAACAGACTTTGAGGAAAATATAAAAAGTGCTACAAAAGAAATTGAAACATTCAATGAAGGAGTAAATAGATTAGAAGAAAATTTAAATAGAGTATTTGGAAAAGAAAAGCTTAATGAAATAAAAATAAAAATAGAAAGTCCTAAAAAACAACTTTCTGATGAGGATTTGGAGTATATAAGAGAGATAGCATCTAAAGATATAAAAGCACGTTTTGCTAAAGAAGGAAAAATTAAAGATTATTAGATAAAAAGGTAGGTGATTTTAATGTGTATATTAGCTCAAGTTATAGTTGTAGTTTGTGTAGTACAAATCGTTATTAATTGTGTTGCTAATGTTAATGTAGGTATTCTTTGTAATAAATTAAAAAAAGAAAATAAAGCTAATATAGATAAAGTTTCTGATGAAATTTTAAAGAGAGTAATGGAAGAATTAAATAAATCATTAGATAAAAGTCTATAAGAAGTTTTTTATTAAATAAAAATTTAAGGAGGTTTATTTTATTGAAAGAGTATATAATTTGGTTTAAAAGTGGCAATAGCATATCTGGAATAGTAGATGAAGATGTTGCTGATAAGCTAATGAAAGATTTTATGGAAGCTGACTCAGATTGTAGGTATTTGAAAGGATATTTAGATGAAGATGGAACAACAATAATAGATTTATCACAAATAGAAGCTATATCAATAAATAATTGTAGTGAGAATAATAATATTGGTTTTAGTAAGTCCTAGATAGGGCTTTTTTATTTTGCTCTTTTTAAAAAAGTTGTAGAGCATAAAGAACAAAGAAACTCTCACAGTTGGAGGGCAACTATAAAAATCTATAGAGAAATAAGAAGGGATGATGAGGAAATGGAATGGTTAAGAAAAATATTAGAAGGTATTAAAATCGAAGAAAATAAGTTTGATATTGAGGAAATATTAAAAAGTGTTAATACTGAATTTCCCAAACATGCAGTACCTAAAGAAACTTTTAATAAAGTGAATGAGCAATTAAAAGAAGCAGATAAGACTATAAAAAGTTTTAATAGTAAAATGACACAAGAAGATGTAGAAAAGCTTAAAACAGAGCATCAAACAGAAATTAAAAAGATAGAAGAGAATCATAAGCTAGAAGTTGAGAAAATACAAAACGAAAGTTTGAAAACAAGGAAATTAAGTGCTGTTGAGAAAGCTTTATTAACTAACAAAGCTAAACACACTGACTTACTAACAAATAAGTTTGACTTAGAAAAAATAACTATAGGTGAAGATGGCAAGATAGTAGGGATAGAGGAACAATTAAAAGGGTTACAAGAAAGCTACAAAGATTTGTTTGAAAGTAGTACAACTGAAACTACTACTCAAACAAATACACCTTTTTATAAATATATACCAGGTGGCAGTGGAGAAACAAATGAAACTGCAAATATGGAAACTGTAGTGAATGAAATACTAGGAGTTAAATAATATAATTAAGAGAGGATGATTAGATGGCTAATACACTAGCGTACGGACAAGTTTTACAACAAGGATTGGATAAACAAGCAACACAAGAATTATTAACTGGTTGGATGGATTCTAATGCTAAACAAATAAAATATGAAGGAGGAAAAGAAGTAAAAATAGGTAAGCTTTCTACAGATGGTTTAGGAGATTATTCAAGAGGTTCAGCTAATGCTTATGTTGGTGGAGATGTTAAATTTGAATATGAAACTAAAACAATGACTCAAGATAGAGGGAGAAAATTCACATTAGATGCTATGGATGTAGATGAAACAAATTTCTTAGTAACAGCAACGACTGTCATGGGAGAATTTCAAAGGTTAAAAGTCATACCAGAGATAGATGCTTATAGATTAAGTCGTCTAGCTACTATTGCTATAGGTATAAAAGGAGACACTAATGTTGAGTATAGTTACTCAGTAAATTCAAGTACAATAATAAATAAGATAAAAACAGGTATAAAAATAATTAGAGAAAATGGATACAATGGACCTTTAGTTTGTCATTTAACTTATGACAGTATGTTTGCAATAGAAGAAAAAGTCTTAGAAAAATTAACAGCTGTTACTTTTGCACAAGGTGGTATACAAACACAAGTACCATCAATTGATGGTTGTGCTCTTATAAAAACACCTCAAAACAGAATGTATTCATCTATTTTACTTAATGATGGTACTACTTCTAATCAAACAGCAGGAGGATATTTAAAAGGTACAAAAGCACTAGATACCAACTTTATAATAGCACCAGTGGATGTACCTCTTGCAATAACAAAACAAGATAAAATGAGAATATTTGACCCAGAAACAAACCAAACAGCAAATGCTTGGTCTATGGACTATAGAAGATATCATGATTTATGGGTTACTGATAATAAAGCTAACTCTGTATATGCTAATTTTAAAGATGCTAAACCTGTGGGTTAGGAAGTGATTTAAATGTTTATATTAATTAAAGAAAATATAGAACGTAGAGTAGAAGATTCTATCTTAAAAGATAAACTAATACAAGATGGATTTAAGTTACTAGAAGATAAGAAAAATATTGATATAGAAAATTCAACTCTTGAAGAACTGAAAAGCTTAGCAAAAGAGAATGACATAGAAGGTTATTCAAAGCTGAAAAAAGATGAATTAATAGAGAAATTAAATAATATTTAGTTTCTCTATTTCAGTTCGAGGTGATTAAATGCTAGATAATATAAAATTAATTCTAAATTTAAAAGATGATACTTATGATAATTTAATAGAGCTGTACATTAAAAAATACACTACTCTAGTTCTTGCATACTGCAATATAGAAACACTTAATTCTGCTCTTGAAAATATTATAGAAGATAAAGTTATTGTAAAATTAAAAGAAACTATATTAAGTTCAAGTGATACTAGTGAGAATAACAAAATTAGTTCAATTTCTCGTGGTGGTTATTCTGTAACTTTTAATGTTGCAACAGCTAAAACAACAGATGAGTTGATGGAAATAAAACTATCTCAAAAGGATAAGAATATTTTAAATAATTTTAGAAAAGTGAAGTGGTAATATGACAGAGGCAGATATATTAGCATTGACTTACTTTTGCAAAATGACAATAAGAAGATGTGTAAGTATTAAAAATGAAGATACAGGAGTTACATATTTTAACGAGAATGTTGTAATTGCAGAAGATGTGCCTTGTGGTTTGAATGGAAATATACCTAATGTCATAGATACAGATATAACAAATTCTATTTCAGTTTTTGAATTATATTGTAGACCCGAAATAGATTTGCAGGTTGGAGATATACTCGATATAACTTTAGAAAATGGGAATGTAGAAACTTTTATTGCATCTAAACCATTTCCTTATTCAAGCCACTTACAAGTCAATTTGACCCTAAAGGAAAGATATTAAATGATAGAGTTTAATAGTCTAGACACATTAATAAGAGATTTAGAAAGAGAAGGAAGGGAAATGTCAAAGAACTTAAGAAGGGCTAAGAATAATATAGGTAATAAACTTCTTAGAAAAGTAAAACCTAAAACACCAGTTGCCAAAATAGATGGAGGAACAGCTAGAAAGAGTTGGAAATATAAAGAGCTTAATCTATTTGATGGCGTAGTATCAAACAATGTCGAGTATATTCATCATCTAGAATATGGTCATAGAACTAGGCAAGGAACAGGAACTAGCGAAAACTATAGACCTAAGCCTAACGGAATTAGTTTTGTACCAGGTGTATTTATGTTGGCAAGAAGCGTTGATGAAATGAGCAGTATAATTGATGATGAATTAAATCAAATAATAATAGATTTTTGGAATTAGAGGTGATGCGTTGTTAAGTTATAAAGATATACTATACTCGTTTACTAAAGAATTAGGTAATAATTTTAATGAAGATATATTTGTAGAAGGATATAACATACAAGACAATAAAAAGTCTTGTTTTTTTGTGCAGATATTGCCAGAAGTGGCACAGACAGCGACTAAAAAGACTGACATAAAAAGCTTTTTAGTTGATATAAAATATTTGCCTGACTGGAAAAAGAAAAAAACAGATTTATTTGATATTCTAAATAAATTAGAGAACATATTCACTAGAAATATAAAAGTAAAAGATAGATATTTAACTTTCAGTAAGAAAAATGGAAGTATAGAAAAAGATGAAATAGGAAACTATGTTCAATTTCTTATATCTATAAATTATCATGAACAAATTTATTTTGAAGAAGAAAAACACGAATTAATGGAAGAATTAAATATGAGATTTAAAGGAAGGAGTGATTAAATGGCTGGATTAGTTAATATAAATATAGAATTTAAAGAACTGGCTACAAGCTTTATACAACGCTCAAAAGCTGGAATAGTAGCGATTATATTAAAAGATACAACAAAGATGTATAAAGAGCTGACAAGCGAAGACGATATACCAATTTCATTGAGTGCTGATAATAAAAAATATATTAAATATGGCTTTGTAGGGGCTACCGACAACGAGAAGGTATTAAGACCAAGCAAAGTTATTATAAGTACTTTCACAGAGGATGGAAAGGTTGAGGATATACTAGAAGAATTAGAATCTGTAGAGTTTAATTATCTTTGTATGCCAGAAGCTATAGAAGCAGAAAAAACAAAAATTGTAACTTGGATTAAGAAGATAAGAGAGGAAGAAAGTACAGAAGCTAAAGCGGTACTAGCAAACATTAAAGCTGATAATGAAGCAATCATCAACTTTACTGAAAATGTAGTAGTTGATGGTGAAGAAATAACAGCAGAAAAATACACAACACGTGTTGCTTCTCTTATAGCATCTACTCCAAACACACAATCAATTACTTATGCACCTTTGGATGAAGTTGAGTCTATTGTAAAAATAGATAAAGCTAGTGCAGATGCTAAAGTTCAAGCAGGAGAATTAATTTTAAGAAGATTATCAGGCAAGATTAGAATTGCTAGGGGAATAAATTCTCTTACAACTTTAACAGCAGAAAAAGGAGAAATATTTCAAAAAATCAAGCTTGTTGATACAAAAGATTTAATAAGTAAAGATATAAAAAACATTTATGTAGAAAAGTATTTGCGTAAATGTCCAAATACTTATGACAACAAATGTTTATTTATAGTTGCTGTACAATCTTATTTAACTGAATTGGCAAAACAAGAGTTAATTGACTCTAATTTCACTGTTGAAATTGATTTAGAGAAGCAAAAGGAGTATTTAGAAGGTAAAAAAATAGATGTTAGTAAAATGAAAGAGAATGAAATAAAAGAAGCTAATACTGGCTCAAATGGATTTTACTTAATAAATCTAAAGTTGGTTGATGCAATGGAAGATATAAACATAAGAGTTCAAATGTAGAAAGAGGTGAGAATATGGCTACAAGTTTTGAAAGTAAAAATGTAATAAATGGAACATTCGGAGAATGTTGGTTAAATGAGGTACAAATAGCAGAGTGTAAAGCATTGAAAGCTGAAATAAAACTAGATAAAGCTGAAATAGTTAGACCTAGAAAAATGATAAAAGGTCAAAAAGTGATAGGTGCTAGTGCGGAAGGCTCTATAACTCTATATCATGTAGATTCAAATATGTTAAAGTATATAACCCAAATTATAAAAGAAGGTAGAGAGCCTAAATTTACTATTATAAGTAAATTAGCTGACCCTGATGCTAAAGGAGTGGAAAGAATTTCTTTAACAGGGGTTTCTTTTGATGGGTTGTCAATTATAGATTGGGAAAATGGTAAAGAGGGAGAAATTGAAGCATCATTCACTTTTGAAGATTTTGAGATATTAGATGCAGCATAAAAAATAATTAATAATAAAAAGGAGAATTAATATGAGTGAAAATAAATTAGAAAAAGAAATAGTAGATAAAAAAGAAGCAACAGAAGTAAAAAATATAGTAGAATTATTGCTTAAAATGGATGCAGGTAAAATTAAAATGCCAAGCATGACATATAAAATATTTTGTAAAAAAGTAGGTATAGAGTTGCCTTTTGAATGTACAGCATTAGAACCGGAAACTTTTGACGAATTACAGTCAAGTGGATTAAAAATAGAAAATGGTTCTTTAAAGGATTTGGATAATTTTAAAATGAAAACAAATATTATATTAGCTTCTTGCAAAACATTTAAAGACAAAGAATTATTGAAGCATTTTAAATCTCCAACACCAAGAGAGCTGTTAAGAAAAATGTTATTAGCAGGGGAAATAAATGATTTATATAACAAAATATGCGAGTTAAATGGGTATAGCGAATCCAACTCTGAAAAGGATAAGAGAATAGAAGAAAAAATAAAAAACTAATAAAAACAGATGGTGAAGTTAATTTAATGTATCTAATGTTTAGATATAAAGGAATAATGCCATCTGTTTTTTATAAGTTTAAACATGGAGAAAAACGCATAGTTAAAGCTTTTATGTATCAAGAAATGGATGAAAGAATAGAAGAAATAAAGAGTTTTGGAAAGGGGCTGTAGAGTATGTCAGCAGGTAGTAGAGCTTTAGAAGCTGTAATAAGAATGCGAGATGAAGCTAGTAGAACTTTAAGACAAGTTAGAGATGCTACTAGAGCTCTTCAAAACCAAACAAATTCTACATCGCAAGCACAAGAAAGATTACAAGAACAATTTAGAAAGGTCAGTAATGCTGCTAAAATAGCAGGAGCAGGGATTGTGACTGGGATAGGTGCAGGACTTGTTTCTGCATCTAAGGCAGGGGCAGAATTTGAAACTGCAATGACAAAAAC